GCGCCACTTCACGGAAAAGTGATGCGCACATCCGATTACCAAAAGAGTTGGTTCGGACCACGGGTTTGTAGTTTATTCGATAGAAAAACCTCGAATGAGGCGGGCATGTATTGCTTTGCGACATGCCTCTTTAAGGGAGGAAAGAAAATAATGACAGATGGAAGGGTATGAATTGAATCAGGTAAAAAGGGTCTGTCAGAAGCTTTATTGTGGGTTGACACCAGAATACCAGAGCGCATGTGAGGGCGCACCTAGGAGACCGCCGAAGGAGAAGTCATCTCCAACTGCACGGAAGATCTCCAAGGAACAGCCAGCAAGCGTCGCTCCGGAAGCAGGACCTCCAGTTGGATTGGATGTGCCAGTAATGGTGACGGTGGGGAATGGGGTGTAAATCGATCGAGTGTTAGTCGGGTTGTTCTGTCCATAGTTAGTAGGGCAAAATGGTCCGGTAGCATGAAACGGAACTTCAAACTCAATCAAGCCTTCCTTGTCAGGGAAGACAATCATGCGAGACTCAGCCAAACCTGGTTGGTAGGCAAAGCCGGTCTTCTGTGTTGTAGTTGTTTGTGGGGGTAGATCGAAAAGGGGTTGGACGGGGCCTGTGCCAAGATTAGTAGAGGATCCGGTGGAAGTAATTTGCATAACAGGGGACCACGTCTCATAAGCAGGATTGATCATGTTATTGATGTAGACGTAGACTGGAAGTGCAGGGTTGTAAGCAGTAGTCGGGTAGGTGATAGCAATTTTGTATCTAATGGAGCCGCGAAAGAATGAAAAAAGAGGGTAGAGTTGTGAATATATGTCAGGGTACTGATAGATGTTCGTCTGAGGATTAGCGCCATTCACAAAAGTGTACTGGTTAAAGTAAGTGGGTGTTTGGGCGCCGCTAGCAGCAACGGTAATGGTACCATTCTGAGGGATCACGGGAGCCCAGGGAAAGATCACGACTCCATTACAGCTAGAGCCAGGTTGGGTAGCGGTTGCGGGATAGGTGGCACCAAGCGAAACGCGAGAAACAAGAGAGAAACGTTTAAGCATTTGTCGAAAGGACGAAACCACCTCCCCCATACAAGAAGCGTAAGGGAGGAGGCTCAAGTCGGATCGGTTTACCGCAGTGGAGTCAGGAGTGGTTGGAACAAGACAGGGTTTGCCAATTTGTGCTTGATCTCCGATTTGAGCGACGTTAGGAATAGCGTAAGGGGTGTAAGGAGAAAGAACTGGTGCGGCAAACTGCCCATCTTCAAGAGAAGCGAAGACAAGCACCTCGACGGAGGATGAAACCGCAGGCGCGTTCACTAGCTGGTTAATAACAGAAATTTGAACAACACCTGAAGCAGAATTGCGAGCATCGCCGGAAACAAGAGAAGTCTTAAGGTCGTAGTAAGTTTGAAGCCAGGGTCGGACGGAAACAAAGGGAACCTTGAAAGTGAAATCAGAACCAGAGGAAAGGTCTACTTCTTCAGTGTAAGCAAAAGCAGGCATATCTTGAATGGTGGTGTTGTCAGCATAGACATAAGGTCGAAAGGAGATGCGAAGGCGGCCGGAATGGAACTGAGTCTTAACAATATGAAATCTGTAGACCATAGTCCCACGCCAAGTGGAGAAGAGGGAAGCGACACGAGCGCAAAGAGGCATACTCGTAGAGCGAGCATAAGCACCAATAACCTGGGTATTAGGTTGTTGAGCCCAGAGGGGTGATACAGCTTGAAGAAAGATTGAAGTGTCAGCAGCTTGACCGACAGTCCAGTTGAAGGCTGTCATGAAACACGGTCGAGAAGCGATGTAATCGAGCCGCATCTCATCAATGTCGGTGCCAGCCCACCCGGAGAACTGAGTCAAAGCGTTTTCAGCAGATAGAGCAAGTTTGTGAGTAGTATCAGAGCCGTCATGGTTAAGAAAGTATTGAGTTGGAGCTTGCTTGACTCGAGTCACTGGAGCTTCGATGGCGGGTTTTGAAAAGCCAAGATTCTTTAAAATCTTCTCAGCACCGTTAGAGAGGGAAGCGATTGGAGAAGAAAGCCAACCCAACCCCACCCAAGGAAGAACTGAAGAAACTGCCCTACCCACAGAACCCACAGTGTCAGAGATAGTACCACGGGATTCCATAGCGGAGAGTTCAGTTCCCATTTGAGCAAAGTTGGTGGTAAGTGGAGCATCAGTGGGAAAGCGCAAATCGATATCTTCAAATTTAGCCCAGATAGTATAGGAAACTGAAGAATCAATAAGAGATGAAACAGGGGAAAGGACCGATATAACTACATTACCAAAAGAGCCTTGGCCAGTAGGAAGATTGAAGAAAAGGTAGGGGGAAATGTACGGAGTGCAGAATTCCATGGAGGTTGTGTTAGCCAAATTCATGACAACATGTGGGCAACCGGAGGCGGCGACAGTGTCAGTAGTGGTGCCAGTGGAATACCATTGAGCGTGGGACTGCATATATTCGGAATAAGGAACGTAATGGAGCATAAGAGCGCCAGCTTGGAAGGGTTGAGAATTAACCTCAATACGGACGCGCACTTTGGCTTTAAGACCAACAAACCCCTGCAGTTTATTGATGTTTTGAGTCACTGCATAGGGGTTAGATCCGCGAACATTAAAGAGGTCTCTTGGAAAGGTAAGGCTAGAAAGGACAGAACCACGGGGTCTAGAAGAGGCCCACGTGCTTTGAGCAACGATTACATAACGGGACAGAAAATCGGAGATAGAATGAGTTCGCTGTTCGCCAATGTCGTCATAGAGAAGAGAAGGAAGGTCGCGGGGGGAGGCAGAGTAATTATCTTTTGCGGATGTTCCATCATCACGAAGGGTGATGGTATCGGAGACGTTCGGGGTCGTGTTTAAAAGGACATCAGGGTTTGCATTAAAGTTTTGTTCGGCAAGCGGGTTATTGAAGGCTGTAGTTCGCTTAAACTAGCAGCCCGACTGACGGTCTCCTGGATATTGAGGGAATGCCTCAGGCGATCCTGGAGGGTAAGGCTGAATAGCCACGCCTCGTCCTTCTGCAGCAGTACTTGGGGCCTTAAGAACGTCAGAATTTTGTCGGTCCGTAGTAAGATCACACTGAAGGGAGAGAATTTGGGGGGGGGAAGAGCGGGGAAGGTCACCGGTCATGATTTTCGTCAAGTAATCCATTAGACTAAGCTGTGTGAAGCCAGTCAAGCCATAGTCAATGGCAGCCTTGACGACACGACGGGACTCACGGTCATAAACTTCTTTACCATGCACTGCGAGTTCTTGAAGAACAGTAGTGATGGTATCAGCTTCCTCGGGTTGAGCACCTAATTTCCTAAACTTAGTCCAATTGAGAATTTCGAGTCGTGTTTCAATGGGGGCGGGACAGGTGTAGATGGGAAGCATTCCATATCCGGTGTCAATTTTCTTGAAGAAACGCTTCAAGAAAGAGACCTCATCTATGGAGCGGTGGGAGTCGTAGATCTCTGTCTTTTGGGCGGTGGTATATGTCATTCCAAATTTGGCAAGGCATCTAACGAGGGTGTGCATGTTGAACCAGTCAATGATGAGAGGACTGATTGAGAGGAGATTGTCGTCTCCATATGTAACAATACGCACATTCTCATTAAATGATTGCATGTTGGCAAGCTCAAGGTGTCCATGTTCGCGGGCGAGAATGATGTAAGCACACCGGAAAACAATGAGGCCATAGGTAGAGTTGGCCTCAGCAGTGGCAGGCATCCCCGATGGAAGCGAATGAGTGCATTGATACACCGCGCCTTGGTTATAGCGAGTGGCGTAACAAGCTGGATGCCAGATGTTGTAGCGTGTCTCAGTGTGCTCATCATCATAGAAAGAATCAAAAATTCGAAAGACTGCCCACATAATTTGGTCGAGTAGGGTGCCATCATAGTTCTTGAAGTCCCCGTCGATGAGAAGAGGGGACACTGAAAGGAGATGTAGAGCAAGAAAGTGCCATTCAGAACTCCAAACATTTAACCCAATACCAATACCGTTGAGGATCCTGTTGTGCCGAATGTGGGCCATAACTGAAAGAAAGTACATCCTGAAGAGGATGTTGTAGTGCATGGGTCCATTTGAAATGACTCGAGTCCTAGCAATGTCGACCTTTTCGTGAGGAAGTCGTTCATCCTTAAGGGTATCAATCCAGAGGATGTCAGTAGGTCTGCTATTTCTGCAGTCGTCTTCAAGTAGGGTGATATCGTCAATGAGTTGTTTAGCTTGAGGTGTTTCGAGATCCCATTCGTCACCTTTACCTAGCCAATAGGTTTTACCCTTGAAGCCAGGAGGACGTGTTTGTTGGGTGTATGGGAAGCCAGCTGATGTTGTACGATTGATGGGAGCAAACAATTCATCATTTGGGATGCCTTTGATTGCCTCTTCGATAGTCAAGATGCGAGGTTCTGGGCCGTCGGGTCGGAGTTGTGAGTGAATGAGGTTACGGACATCTATCTCAGCGCTTTCAAGAATGTTAGGGTCAATGAGTCCGCAATTTACGCCCGCTTTCTTGGCTCCTTCAAGCAAGGGGTCCTTGATGAATGTTTGTCCATCTATGGTAACCTCTTTGGGGCGGAGCACAGCGGGGCGGGTGATGGGTTCCTGAATGACACCATGAAGCGTCGATTTAACAATACTGGTCTTGGTCGATTGGGCTATCTTAGTTGGAAGATCGCCTAGATGTAAGAGGGCACACTTGAATGGGTCTTCAGATGGTTTAAGGTTGGTGAATCCATGTCCGCACTGAGCCGTTGATGGAAGTAGCTCTATACAAGCACGGAGTTCTTCACGGCTGATGACTTGGGCATGATTTCGACCACTTTTGTTGCCTGAAATGTGGACAGCAAAGATACGTCCTGTCACAGCATCTGAGTTTACACTCAGGATCTTACCACAATCACCGACTTTCGTAGGTATTTTATGGACCGCAACGCGAGATGTTCGGATAACTTGACCATCAAGTGCATAGCTGTGGACATCACTCTCTGGGAGAAGAGAACATTGTCCCCCATGTGATGTAGGAACTGGGGAATTGGATTCCATATCGATACCTGATAGAATGGCATCAAAAGATCTGTCCATCATCTTTGCCAAATCCTCTTGGGTGACGAAGTGATTGATTACATCGCGCCCTCTATGTATTTCTTTGATAGCAAACACACAGATATCGCGAGGCAACCCATCAGTATCGGTCAAGTTGACGGCAGGGCCATCAATCCATGTTGCGTAGGGACGAGTAAGGACGACGGATGTGTTTGCGTGGTTAACCATAACTATTTCTGAAGGAGGGTTGGCCTTGAAACGGAGAAGGAAATGATTAGGCATAAGGTAGACTTGACCCACGACGTTAGTGATGGTTCCACACTCAGTGCGGGATCCGTTCGGATAGACAGCTGTAAGGTGGTACTGCTGTCGCCTAACTTTGGCTATAACGTCGAGTTGGCCAAAGCTTTGACCCATTTCAGCTGAGCTTACGAGTGTCGGTTTAGCATTAGTCGCGGTCCGGGGTTGTGGTCTAACTCGAGGTTGGTGATTACGGGTATCGCTTTCTGCGGTATTTATCTCATCCTCTTTACCAAGACGACGCTGGGAAAGAAGTTCGTCATAGATCTTAGTGCGGAGCCGTTCTTCCTCAAGTTGCTTGTTCTTATCACTAGCCCAACGATCGAGGAAAAAGAGGGTCGTGCTAAAGGCAAACCATGCGGTCTTAGGGTACGTCTTGAGAGAATTGAACACTTTACGGAAGACGAGTTTTAACCCCTCCAGAAAAGTTCGGACTGCGGGAGCGAGACGGTCGTATGCGCGTTGAGCCATTTTCTTCACCATATCGATTGTTTTGTCGACCTGGGACCTGGCGGGATTCTTTGTCCTGTAAAAATAGAGAATTGCGCTCTGCCAAGTTTGTACTGGAAAGTGAGTTGGTTCAAAGGTCGTGAGGAGGATAGTGGATGGGTCAGTGCCTGTAGGGAGAGTATCAATCTCGAACTCAGTGAGCATACGAAAATCAATCAGGTCCTCATCCGAGATGTTGTAGTCTGGATGTGGGTCTTGTTGAAGAACCAGATGAAAATCTGCTAAAGTGTAAGAAGGGGGGATCCCACACTGAGCGTACGATTGATGTGCGGTGGAAGCTATGGGATCGCCGATCTGGGCAACATCATCAACTGGTGGTTCAGCATTTATTGCCTCTGGTTCTTCGACTCTCGGTTTCCTCCTATCTGCGATGAATTCTGTGAGGAAGTCGTCCAGAGCAAGTCCTTGGTCTTTCCTAGAATTAAGGTCAGCCTTAAGGATGGCGATAAAGGCATCCCATCCAATTCGGGTTCCAGTGGCCGCGAGGCGTTGGTTCCTCACTCGAGCGTCAAATTTGATGAAATCATAGATGTAGGGATTTATAGCCCACTTCTTTCCGTTCAAGACGGGAGAGTCCTCAATTATCTTCGGGATGTTTAAGCGGTGAGGAAGAATTGGATTGCCATTCTCATCGCACATGAGATAGGCGGGTTTGACCTCCACATACCACGATTGAGTAAGGCGGTTCCAGACGGCATCTGGATAAGTGAGAGACTCAATCCTCAAGTTCATTGCGTTAGTGCTAGCAATAACAACCTTGGATCTAAAGTCGGTTGTTCCTTTCTGGGAGATGTCAGCCATGTGCAGAGGGCATGGAAATGGGCCGACAGTTCGGATGATTTCGAAAAATTCCAGATTGGGATTCGCACTCGAGTCCTTCATTTGTCCAAAATCGTCGTAAATGGTAACGAACTGGCCCTGGTAGTTGTCCCAAAACTCCATCTCAATGTTGCGGGGGTAGAGTTGGTCTTTAGCATCCTGAATTCCGGCCTCCAAGCAGAGTTCGGTTGAGATAAGATATTGGAGGCGAGACTTTCCGATCTGCGATTCTCCAACCATCCATAAAGCGAGAGGGACGGAACGGATGGCCTTAGTTTCGGGATAGTGTAATTCAGTGAGGTTCTTGATGCGAGCAGCTTCCTGCAACCACTTTGTCATTGCTACCTTAAGATTTGGGGTTAAAGCAGAATGGTATTGTTTAAGAAGGTTCACACCTGTACCATACAAAGTCATTGCTTTATAGCGGCCCTCATAGGTCGTACAGAGAGCAGCCCGGGCAGGAGCGTACATGAGATCTTCGACGTCCTTCATCCATTTAGAGATCACAGGGATCGCACCCTCAAATTCATCAGGGTCGTACCCTAGGATTTTGATCTTAATCCATTCCCATGCCACTTTAACGGCGGTATGGGCCCAGGTGAAGATCTCTGCGATCCCACCGGCAGCACGGGGCACCGCTCCAATCTTGGTTAGCATTCCAAACGCAGTGTTATCGCGTCCAGGAATCTTTCCTACCGCAAATGTGACGATAAGAGTCGACATAAGGGCGAGGGCCGAAGGGAGGTGGGTGTAAATCTCTTGAACGCCCATCTGTGCCGTATCCAGAGTTTGAGGGTTAGTAGAGCTCATGCAATGTTCTTTGAATGCAGCAAGGAGCTCTTCGCCATGACAAATAGAGTCTAATACCATCTTGGTTGGAAGGACGATAAGGTTGTAGGCGACCACTCCCATCTTGTAGATAATAAATAACCCGGTCACGGTAAGAAGGGAAATAAGAATAGTGCGGATAGTAATAGGAAGGAATCCACAGTCGCTGTCAAGGACGTTCTTAATAGTCTCCGAAATCATGGTTCTAAGAGATTCGGCAGAGGGAATTGCCTGGATTCGATCAGTAGCCTCTGTTATCAAAACATCGGCTTTAGCAATAGTAGGTTCAGCTCCTGTTGCCCAAGAGAGAAGACCCATTTGGGCATGGTTGACTGTAAGCCAATGGGCGACAATATCCACTATCTTCACGATGGACTGGGCAATAGAAAAGGACGTTGCGACAGTGGTTAAGCGTTTGGACATACATGCACATTCGCTTTTCCCACACGTGGAGCATTCCTTTGGAGGAACAATCTGCTTCGCAAGAAGGGGAGCTTCTGAGGAAATGGGGAGAGAGCCAATTTGAGCGAGGTCGTAGTCAATAAGAGAAGTCTTGACTCGATTGCGGCGGGCTTCACTAAGAAGACGGTTGTAGATCTTAATTTCATTCTGGATTTCCTTGCGTTGTTTATGGGGAATCTTAGCATCAGCCCTATAGCGATTGAGACGGGCGGGTGGGTCGATATAAACTTCGTATGTAGATTCAGGACCAGGATTTGGTTCGATTCCTTCTGCTGTTAAGTCGGGTGGAGGAAGAAGATCAGAGGGGGATTCAGCAAGGACAAGAGATATGTACGTGCCAAGTTCAATAATTTCTTCAAGAATGGTTTTAAGACGGAAAAGAGTGTCAAGAGAATAAGGGTCTGATTGGAGTGCAAGAGCACGCAAACGATAGAATTCATTGATGTCAGCAGTGACACTAGAATCAGAAGGAGCATCTATTAAGTCGAACTGGTGGTGGGAGTCAAACTTATAATGGGCCTTGAGAATGAAGTCCATTACACGTGCTGGATCATGTTCATGCTCAACTTTTCTTGCATGACATTCAAAAGCGAGGCTACGAGCGAGAGGTTCAAGAGAAGTATGCCGCGTCATGCTATATAAATTAAGCAAGAGGCGGTTTCCAAGTTCATAATCATCAGAGTGCGAGGTCGTCATCGTTGAGAGGGGAGTTGAGGGGGACGCGTTTCCGAGGCGCATCATGTTTGATTCATTGTTTGTAGCCATGGTGAGAGTAAAAGTTTCCGATCATTCCAGAGATCAACCATTCCTAGCCAGGACGCCGGCATTCACAACCAAGTGGTTCCCACAGGGTTCAAAGTTCAAATAGGACATCAACATCTAGTGAGGCAGGCTTTGTCCACCTGTGATTCCGCACACAGTATTAATCCACATTAACAAAAATGAAGAACTTCGTCATCTAGGTACTTAACAAGGTTGCTTTAACAAAGAATAAAGGGAGAATAGAAATTGGAGAACAGTAGGTTTGTACGAAGTGTACGAGCAGACTGGCGAGTCACCTGACGGTGGAGGAGAGTTAGTCGTCCACACCTAATGGTCAGGGATTCAAACAATGCAACAAAAGTTTAATCAGTCTTCAAAAGCTCAGCGTCAACAAAAGTTACAAAGCGGTTCTTCTACCGGTAAGACGATCTCAATTAAGAGTGTACGAGCAGACAAGCAAAAGCAATCCTTAGGATACGTCGCGGGAAAGACGATCTTCGTATTAAAATCGAAAC